GGGTCAATCAGCAACTGTTACCGTAGGTGGTATAATTATATTTACTGGAAAAGAGATAACTCCAGCTGGGGTACACGCAGATTCCGCAGTTGGATCAGTGAACGTTGTATCAAACGAAGAAGCATTACTGGCTGGTCAATCAGCAACTTCTACAGTAGGTTCAATTTTACCTGCTGATGTAATGGGTGTAACCGGACTTTCAACAACATCTTCTGTAGGATCTATTGTCCCTGAAATAGGGATTCCTTTAACTGGAGTATCAACGACATCTTCTGTAGGAACGTTAACTACTGAAATAGGAGTTCCGTTAACCGGTGTACAGGCAACGTCTGCAGCAGGTTCAATTTCGCCTTCAGATGTAATGGGTTTAACGGGGTTATCAACAACCTCTAGTGTAGGAGATATTATTACACTGGGATATCAAGATGTTGACATAGTAGGGAATACATCGTATACAGATGTAACACATGTAGCTTAGGAGAACAAAATTATGGCATCAACATTTACAGACCTTGGTTTAGAGTTAATGGCAACTGGTGAAAACGCCGGTACTTGGGGAACAAAAACTAACGCAAATTTAAGTTTAATCGAACAATTAACAGGTGGTGTCTTAAGTTTAGCTGTTGCAGGATCAGGGACTACAGCTTTAACTATTGCAGATGGTGCTTTAACAGGTACTGCTCAACATAGAGTTATAGAATTAACAGGTGCCCTTACAGGATCAAGAATTTTAACATTCCCTCTTCTTACAGAAACTTTTTACATTATTAAAAATGGAACCACTAATGCACAGACACTACAATTAAAAGCAGTATCTGGTTCAGGTGCAACAGTTACTTTTGCAGCTGGTGACAAAGGATATAAACTTATTTATCTTGACGGTGTTGCAACAAACACTGGTGTTTTTGAAGTTCCTTTTTCTAACTTTGGTCAGCCATTAGATTGGATTACTAAAACAGGATCATACACAGCAATAAACCAAGATAGAATTTTTGTAGACACGAGTGGAGGAGCAGTTACGATAACTCTTCCCGCATCACCTGCAGTAGGTGATCAAGTAAATTTTGTAGATTCAAGATACACTTTCGATACTAACGCATTGACTGTGGGAAGAAATAGTTCTAAAATAACAAATGCAACAGCAGACCTAGTAGTTAATACTGAGGGTGCGGCATTTGGATTGGTTTATTCTGGTTCAAATGTAGGTTGGACGTACACGGAGAAATAATATTATGGCAAATTACGAAGCAACTAAATATAATTTTAATGGGTCAGACCTTACAGGTATTGAGGGTATTCCAACAGCAACTATTGTGCCGTGGTCTTCAGCATCAGTACCAACAGGATTTTTAGAATGTGATGGTGCAGCAGTTTCAAGATCAACTTACTCTGCATTATATGCAATTGTAGGTACGACCTACGGTGCAGGTGATGGATCATCAACTTTTAACGTACCCAATTTAGCAGACAACGTAGCGATAGGAAAATCCAACAATAAAGCTTTAGCATCTACTGGTGGAGCAAATACTGTAGCTGTGGCTGCTAGTGGTAATGTTGGCACCAACACTAGTACCAACATTAACGTAACCGGAACTGTTGGAGGTTCAACAGGAAATGCTAGTTTATCTACAGCACAACTTGCTTCTCACTCACATGGAATATCATCTATTCAACCGACAACGGGTGGTGCTCAAATACCTAATAGATCTTCAGGTCCTGCTAACAATACCAATACTAATAACACAGGTTCTGGTACTGCTCACTCTCACAACATGAGTGCTACGTTTTCTGGAAGTGGTAACGCTGCGAGCACTAGTGCAAGTACTTTTTCTGGCGCCACAGCTAATCCTTCAGTAATCCAACCTTATTTAACTTTAATTTACATTATAAAAACTTAGGAGAAATTATGGCAACTAACGCAAATTGGACAATAGTATTTGATGATAAATTAGTTATTAAAAATTATGCCGAAGGAGAAAATGAAGGTGTTGGATATAATATATCTGATGATTCTTTTTGGAATAATTCTAAGTTTTCAAATATTTGGGCTATTCAACATGGAACAAGTGTGGCTACTGATCAAGTAGAATATAGAGATGAAACACCTAATAGTGATTATGATTCTGCTGTATTAGGGAATATCAGTGATTTTAGTAGTAGATGGGACTCTGCACATTTATCAAAATTGCAGGCAGATTGGGATGTTGATGAAAGAGATGAATCTGAAAAAGGTCCAAGACCTACATCATATTCTTCTTAATAATTTAAAAAACAATTAATAGAATATCTAGATCCTTTTGTAATTGGTTCTGTGCCATGAATCCATATTGGCTCTGCAGGAAATAACATTGCATCTCCAGTTTTAAATGAATGTTTTAATTGACCATCAAAAAATCTAAACTCTCCTCCTTCATAGTCTTCATTTAAATTTAAAGTACAGGAGGCTCTGGTAAGTGATGAAACATCAGTATGATCTTTTATAAAATCTCCTTTATTATATTTTAAAATTCGTACGGTATTTGTTTTACGTATTAAAGTATTATCAAATGTAGGACATATTTTTTTTTGAATATATAGTACATAGTTGGTTATCATTATGTTTATATAAAGTTTTGCTGTATTTAATGGTTGTATAAATTTATCATTTTGTTCTGATAACTCAGATAAATTAATGCATTTAAAATTATCTAATTCTATCTTTTTACTTTTATTTTTGTAACTTTTTTCAGATAAGGCATGTTCTTTATTTTTTTCATAAAAATCTATTAAATAATCACAAACATTTTTAGGAACTAATTTATCTATATGAAATTTTAAATCAGTAATTTTATGGTCAAATGACATTGGCTACATCTGTTAAGTTAAAAGCATAACATATTCTTTTTTCAGAACGTTTTTCTGGTAAGACATAGTGAAGTAAGTTAAATGGAAAAACTAAATAATCAAAAAGTTTTGGTTTTATTTCAAAAGTATCACTGTCTCTTGCAAAGTGAATATTATTACTAGTATTAGAAAGGTATAAAACACCTGCATGTGTAACATGATCACCTACATGAGAGTGGGGCGTGTTGTATGATTCATTATCTAAAACATTTAACCAAGAATACTTTATATTTAATTTATGTACATTTCCTAAATAGTTATTTATAAAATTATCTAATTCTTTTTTACCATTAAAATCATTATGGTATTGAAAACCTTTTATACAAGAAATATTATCTTCTGGTTTATAATTTTCTTCTACAAATTTTAAAACTTTTTTATGTATATTTATTGGAATAGGCATTCTCCCATGAGTCATAGGGACTGCAAATAAATTATAACTATTAATCATCTAATCACCATCCAAGAAGTTAAAATATATTTTTCACCAGCTAATGGTGGATTACCTCTATGTAAGTAGGGAAACCCAGCAGGCCAAATAACTATTCTACCTGTTTTAGGTTGTACTCTTTTTGAAAAATGTAAGAATTCTGTTTCACCACCTTCTTTTATATCATTTAAATATACACTAAATACAAAAGCACGAGGTTCATTACTAAATCCTTTGCCATGTTCTATGTGCCAAACATGATAACCTTCAGTGGGTAAAGTTTTTTGAATTTTCATATCTGTAAATAAAAAAGAGTCATAGGCAGTATCTGCACCTGTAGTTTTTATATAATGATTCCAAGCCATATCAAAATTAACTATCAGTGATTTTAAATCTTCCCACCAAACACTCATATTTTTTGTACCTGCAAAATATTGTTGGTCTTGTTTTTGCGTTACAGGGGCTTGTTCAAAATCTAACCTATTTAAAGTATTATTAAATTTATCTTGGTCTTCGAATAATTTAATTGCTTTATTACATTCTTCTAAAGATATGTAGTTATCATACACACCTATAAAATTATTTATGCTATATGTTTTTTCGTTCATTAGTTTAAGTTTATTGTAGCCATGCTACAACACTATATCTGCTCCCTTCTGTTATAGGTTCTATAGTATGTGGATACATAAAATTACTAGGAAAAAATACAATAGAACCTTTTTGTAAATTGTATCTTTTAATTTCATTACAATCTTGATCTGCAAACACTAGGTCTCCTCCTTTATAATTATTATTTAAATTTATAATCACACTTGTAGTTCTACTATAGTCTGTATAATTGTCTATGTGATATCCATACATACCCCCTACTTCATATTTTAATAAATCTATTTGATTTATTTTATTGCTTTCAATAAAAGGAAACTTTTCTTTGTAATAAATATAAGACTTTTCTATTTGTTTTTTAATCTTATTAAAAGAATCTTTTTCAGAATGCACATTACAGCCTAATACATTACGTTCATTTTTGTTTACACCTTTCCAAGTGGAAAGAGGTTTTAGATTAAAATTTTTATATGAGTCTATTATTTCATTACAAAAATCATAATTAATTAAATTATCTATATGAACTATTGCTTCTAAGTGATTCATTTTATAAACATTTGTATAGAAAGTCTGGGAATAAGCGGACTTAAAACAGGATTTACTTTGTGTCTAAATGGAGATTTTATTATTACTAGACAGTTACCTGTTGGTGGAATCCAACCATGGCCTTTTTCACTAGTAAACATAAATTCACCTCCCCAGTTTTGATTCCATCTATTATTTAAATAATAAGTAGCTCCATAACTCCATTTATGATCATTGTGCCAATTAATACCTGCTCCTTTTTCCATGTAGTGAATAGCAGTATCAATTTTATCTAATTTTAATTGATAAAATTTATTGTGTTTAGTTAATGTTTTTAATTTTTCAAATGGAGGATATTCAGAAACACCACACCTTTTAGGAGGAACAATATTATCTATTAAAGATTTTGTCCATGTACCTTTGGATGATTTTAAAGGTAATTGTTTTCGTTCTTTTATTACAGCGTTGTGTATTCCTTCATAAATATCTCTCTCTAAAAAATTTCCAATGTAATAAAGTTCATTAGGTATTTCGTATATTAAATTCATTAGAGATAATTTTTAAAATTTTTAGTTGAATATAATTTACCTATTTCTGGAAACCAAATATTTTGAAACAAAGTTTCAACAGGTAATAAACATTTTATTGCGTCGTGAACGCTGTTTACTAAAGGGTCTCCAGCAAAATTAAAAGAAGTATTTAATACCATTGGAACACCTGTAAGATTATAAAATTCATTTATTAATTGATAAAAATAATAATTTTGTTCTTTTTTTAAAGTTTGAATTCTACAAGTATTGTCAATGTGAGTTAATCCAGGAACACCTTCTTTTTTAACTTTAAAAACGTATGACATAAAAGGAGTCTCTTTTTTTGATTTCATATCAAACCACTCATTAGCATATTCATGTAATACTGTTCCGGCAGTAGGTCTAAAAGATTCTCTATGTTTCATCATATTTAATTTTTCTTTTCCAAAATTATCTCTTGGGTCAAATAAAAAAGATCTATTTCCAAGTGCTCTTTTACCTGTTTCATTTTTACCTTGGTAAATTGCAACAATATTTTTCTCAGCTATTAATTCAGCTATATCTTTAGCAGATACTCTAATGCCCTGGTCCAAAGGCAGCATGTTATAATTAGGGAGATCTCCTAAATATAAACTTTTTATTTGACTGCATTTATATTTTTTTTGATTAGCATGCCACAAAGCAGCTCCCATAGATAATCCACTATCATCGGCAAAAGGGTCTACATACAAATTAGGAACAATATCTAAAAGTTTACTATTTAAAACAGTGTTTTGAAAAACTCCTCCAGAAACACATAGATTTCTTTTTTTATCTTTAACTATGTTTTTAATATATTTAAACACGGTTGTTTCTAAAAACTGTTGAACCGTTTTACACATAATTCCAGCAACATCTTTTTTTGCTCTAGTAGCTATAAATAATAATCTATCTTGTGATATTTGAAAATGACCAAATTTTTCAAAAGCCATTGCACTGGTATCTACTGGAAAATTATAATAAGCAGACAAACCCATAACAGATCCTTCTGTTTTGTATTTTAAACAGTCTTTAGTTATTTCAAATAAATTTCCAAAACTTATGGTGTTTATATGAAAATCTTTTCCATCAATATATTCTTTACCGGTCGTAGATTTATATACTTTAAATATTTTTTTAAATTTATTTTTGCTAAAGTGATATAAAGAAATTGCTTCTATACTATTATTTTTATCAAAAGATCCACCACCGTCTGCAACAAATACATATGATTTTTTTAATCCAGAATTATAAAAAGCACAGCATGCATGAAGAAAATGATGATTGCCTTGTTCGTAAATAATTTCTGAAGCTTGAATATTTAAAATATCCATTACTTCTTTAAGGTCAAGCATTAAAGAGTCTTTAAAAAGTTTATTTACATAAATACCTTGAACAAGAATTATTTTATCAAATTTCTCATTTCTGTATTTATTAAATAATATTTGCCAATTTTTAGTATGCTTTTCTCTATTTAATCTTTCACCTTCTTGAAAATAAATAATCTCATTATCATTCATTTCACATATAGATGCATTATGTGAGTTGTGTACGGCTAATATCCTACTCATAATTCCTTATTATTTGTTTCTTTCATTATTTCAATAATACTATATAAAGTTTATTGAAGAATTTCAATAGGTTTTTATATGTTACAAAAATTAGGTTTTGCCCCAGGATTTAATAAACAGGTTACCGAAACAGGCGCTGAAGGTCAGTGGTTTGATGGAGATAACGTACGTTTTAGATATGGTTCTCCTGAAAAAATAGGCGGTTGGGAACAGTTAGGTACAGAAAAACTAACCGGTGCTGCAAGAGCCATACATAACTGGGATAACAATGTTGGAATAAAATATTCTGCAATCGGAACCAATAGAATTTTATATGTTTTTTCAGATGGTGAATTCTATGATATCCACCCTATAAGAACTACAATCACTGGCGCAAATTTTACAAGTACAGCAGGATCACCAACAGTCACAATAACTGTTTCATCTAACCATGGTCTGCTAGATAATGATATAGTATTATTTGATGCTGTTTCTGGTTTATCTGGATCTACTTTTACAAACGCTACATTTGAAGATGAGAAATTTATGGTAACTTCTGTACCAAGTAGTACCACTTTTACAATTACAATGGCCACTAACGAAGCCGGTACACCTGTAACTAATGCTGGTTCTGCTTCTCCTT